GAGGGGTATGATGTCTGATGGGATTAAAATTTTTTCACTTGAGACTATCTCTGGTGATTCTTTATTGAATGCATATCTGGATGTTTTTACGCGGTTTTATCCAGATTTTGATGAATGGTTTATGCGAAAAGTGGTACCTAATTTGGGTGTCACTCGTGAGATTTTTCTGGCAAAAATTGGAAAAGATATAGCGGGAATTTGTATAATTAAAAATTGCGAACAGGAAAAGAAGATTTGTTCTTTGCGTGTTTTTGAGCCATACCGTGGACAAGGTGTCGGTACGGCTTTAGTTAAACATGCGTTGGATGTTCTGAAGGATGATTATCCTCTCGTGACTGTGCCAGAGGAGTCTCTAACGCAGTATAAGCCTTTCTTTCGAAAGTTTAAATTTCAATTAAAAGATTCATATGATGGCTATTATCGCCTTGGTAAAAAAGAATATGCCTTTAATGGCTTTTTATAGGGGGAAGGAAGAATGAGCAAGATCAATATGACGGAAAACACCACCAGTAAATCAACGAACGAACTGTTTATGCGCGTGTTGCAAGTCGAATCACCGGAACTGTTCGACGGAAGCGACGATCAGCCGGTACGAGTAGTCGGCTACGATTATTCGCCATTCTGCGAAGCAGTCTGCGAAACCTGTGGCGATGACCCAGAAATGCTTACCATCGCATTCGAGACGAAAAACGGTGAACATTACAGCCAATACTACGACTATTTCGGACTGCCGAACATTTTGGAAGCATTGGACAAATGGGACAAACTATATGGGGGCGGACGATGACACTACAGACAGACAATATGAGAGAATCAAGCGTCCTCACAAACGAGCTGATGATGCGCGTATTGCAAGTGGAGTCGCCTGAACTATTCGACGGTTCGGATAAGGAGCCTGTTGAAGTCACAGACTATAAGCGTAAGAAATGGGAGATTTGCCCATACGGCACATGCGTTTTCCCTGATGAACTGTACATCACATATCAGACGCGCGGCGGAAAATCCGTCCGACGTCAATACGATGAATTCGGAATGCCTGAAATACTCGACGCACTAGACGAATGGGACAAGCAGCACGGGAAGGCGGTGGAGAGCCGTGGATGACACTTCAGTCACGAAGAGTTTCGTCTTTACAAGTGACGGCAATCCGTCCCCCGACCTCTCGGATTCCAAGCCTTTTGGGCATATTGACGAGGACAAACCCAAATACAGTGCGATCATAATTGCCGAGTGGGCTGGCATGTACGTTCCTGTAATCTACAGGGAATGCTTCTTGGAATCCGACGTTGATGACCCGACGATTCACCTGGCATCAGGCCCATGCATGGAATACTGCTGCTACAGTACGCCGGAACTTGCTATAAAAGCCGGTACGCGCATCTACAGGAACATGTTGAAGGACAACAGATGAAGTGGTTTACCAGTGACTTGCATTTCGCTCATCCGTTCGTGGCCGCGCTGCGCGGATACGCGCTACCAGGATACGCTAAGGATGCATCGATCAAACAACAGGCCGAACATGACGGCAGGCAGCTCAAGGATTGCGTTGACTGGCGGAAGCACGACGCCGACATCATACGAACGATAAACACATACGTCGGACAGGAAGACGAACTCTACATCCTTGGAGACATCAGTTCCGGGGGTACGTGGAGTGTAGACCAAGCGATAATGCGCATCCAAAACTTGCATGTGCCACGCAAGAACAGGCATCTGATTCTCGGCAACCACGAACTGCACAGCTCCACCCGCACGCTGGAAAAGTTGGCAAGCGTGTTCGTGGAAGTCGGAAGAGTCGGCATCACCGAAATCAGAGACATGTGGGGCAACAATCCACACACGGTATTTTTAAGCCACTACCAATGGCGTGAAGACTTCACGCAAAGCAAACCCCTAGGCGCAGTCTCAACCAATTGGAACGCGCCGGAATTAGCCGAATACGCGATACCACGCATGAACAACACGCTGCTCCTGCACGGACACACGCACGCGCATGACCCGCTTGAGTTCGGCAGGCATCACAATGAGATCAACGTCGGATTGGACGCATGGCGTTTCGAGCCAGTCAACGAAGCCGAATTGGTGGACAACTGGCTACAAACCGCGTCAAGCGCCGTCTGAGCGGTCTACAATGGCACACGAATGGGGGGGGCGGATTCAAAAACCGCCCCCACTATTTTTCAGTAAATAGCACCGTTGGATTTCAAATCATCCATTATTCAAGAATCTCTGCAATCCGTCGCCAGCCTTGCCATTCAGCCCGCGACGGGACATGTCGTAATAGTCGAGCATCTGCGGACTGTTCCACCCGCCTGCGGCCATGATGTCCCTGTCCGGCACGCCGGCGTCACGGGAGAGCGTGCAGAACGTTCGCCGCAATGAATGCGGCGAGATTCCAGGCACGCCCACACGCAATGCCACAGCCGATACGATGCCCACGGCGGTCTGCTGTCGCAGACGCGCGCCGGAATCCTCACGGAACACCGCACCATGCTTACGTCCGCCAATGAGTCGTGCGAGAGCTTCGGCCGCCTCGGAGGGAATGGCTACACGCTGAGACCAGTCGCCCTTGCGGTCGAACCGCACCCACGGACGCCCGTCATTCAGATGACAGTCTTCGACATCCAATCCGAGCGCCTCACCGACCCTCGCACCGGTCAACAGCAGCAGACTGCACAGGGCATCCGTCCGCGCATCCATACCACGAGCTTCGGCCAGAAAAAGCCTAGCCTGCTCGCGGGTGAGATACGTGCCGTCCGAATGACCATACATTTTCGGCCTGCGCACATGCTCGCCCGGATCGCAGTCGATATATCCCTCCTCGCAGAGGTAGCGGTAGAGGCAGCATACGACGCTCAGAGTCTTGTACACCGTGCTTTTCGCTGCTGGTCGCATGTCGCCGTCATAGGCGGCGAACACCTCGATATGGGTGCGCTTCGCCCGCAGCATGTCGATGCCATTATCCGCACACCAGCGGAGCCATCGCGATACGACGCTCCGATACCCCGCCCTTGTACCCGGCGTCAGGCCAGCGAGAAAACCGGCGATCATGTCGCTCACCGTTTCCATATGCGCACCGTCTCCTTGCAGATCAAAGGCTTGTCGGCCGGACCCTTGACAAACGGTGGTATCCACTGCCTACGCCTCAGCGAATGATTCGGGCCATACGCCTGATCCCTCCAGAAGCCGCGCACGATGAAACGATGCGAATACTCACGCCGCACCCGCTCGTCATCATCGGCGCTTCCACCCGGACGATGCAGGTTCTCACGCAGCACCAGCATCTTGACTTTGCGTATTTCCGGGTCGAAACGCTGCGGCAGCGGATGCGCCATATCGGGTTTCGCCGGTTTCGTCTCGCAGATATGCGGTTCCGCGCTCAACGCCCACACCGCGCGCAGCAGATCGCCGAACCATCGGAAACCGCCGACATGCTCATTGAAAATGCCGTTGGCGAATCTGATGACCGGCAGTGAGAATGATTTCGCGTCGCATTCCTTCAGAGCGCATGGATGGTCCGTGAATCCCATCAATTCGATATCGCCGTCGCCGTCGCATTGCCAGAAGAGCGCCGACACATGGGCGTCTCCGACCTTCCTTCCCGTCGCGTCGTCGGTCACGGGGAATCTGACCATTTGGACATCCCCGTCGAAGAAGATAAGCCCGCTTTGCGCCGGCGCTTCCGATTTCGGGAAATCACCTGCCCGGACGGTATCTTCCGCCAGCGCCGTCATGTCCCGGCTGATCCACCAAAGCTGCGCGACGGCGAGATTATCAGCGAAATTCCAAGCCGCTTCCATGCTCCGCTCGTATTGCGAGTGCGCAGCCATCTCCTCCTTTAATGCGACCCGCTCGTATTCCGCGAGTTTGTCGCGGATCAGCGGAAGGTGCGATGGGATGAGGCGAAGCCGTCTGTTCCTACTGCGCGTCATGTCAGTCAGCCTCCCCAAGACGGTCGAACATCTTGTCATACGCTTTCGTCACGCATTCCAAACCCATGCGATACGCGCTCACGCGATCATGGTCAGACTCCGCCATGCGGCGCTGCCAATCATGCGGGAACGCCACGCTCAACAACGTCTCCCGCACGTCCGGTTTGACAACCTCGATTTTCTGCGGGAACATCGCATCAAAAGTGAGGACACACAAGGCGTAAGCCACCTGCAACGTTCGGTCAGACACGTAGCGGAAAGACTGTTCCGCCACGCGGTCAATCTCTTCCATAGACCACGGAACGGTAGCCGCCAACTTCGCGTACTCTTCCGCATCCTCATAATCCAAGCCGCCATTCATCGAATTGTCCTGAACCGTATCCACCAGGTATTCGTACAGTTCACCGATGATGCCCGCCGTGGAATGGACGAACACAGGCTCAAAATCAATAAAATAACTGCCGAACCACAGGCCGCAGACATGGCCCACATAGCCGGTAAGCTCACGCGGCAGCATATTCACGTCAATCATCACAACACCTCGATTTCGTCACGCCACGACAACATGTCGCGCGTAATCAAATCCCAGGACGACACTTGCACGTAAAGCCACGCACGATAGCCAAACCGTGCAGCACGATCACGTTCCAGCCACGCGGCAAACCATTCCACCCACAACGAAACAGGCGAACGATACCGCCACAACTCACGGTTCGACTCACGGTCAAAACGCGAAAACTGATAAACCATCATGCCGAAACCTCCTCACCACTCCAAAACCTTGCTGCCATCGACAAGCACATACGAGCCGCCGTCACCATTGCCCGACACGGACGCATCCCACCTGCACACATGCTGGTAGGCGGAGCCGCCATCGACCGCGACGGAACCATCCTCGACGAAACAAGCCGGAATATCCGCCCACGAGAACGCGGAAGCGACGGAACCGGGATTGTCACGACGCCACGCATTCCAAGACTCAACAGTCTCAGCCGACGCGCTACCCAACGCCCGGGCCTGATCCACGGCATCCAAATGGCCGACGACACCGACGACGGCGACAAGCACGAAAACAAGAAATCACGCATAATAAACCCCTTAAAAGAAAACGTTGAAAACAAAGGGCGTGGCACAATCGCCACGCCCCGAAACTAAACAATCGAAACCGGCAGACGTGACTAGCGCAATCCGCCGCAAATGTCCTTCACGCCGGTGAGATAATCCAACTCGCCCTCGAAATCATGGCAACTCGTCGAAAACTCACCATCACGACAGCTTTCATCCGCATAATACGAGAAGTTGACGCAAAGAGGGGAATTAGGATCGATACCCACACAGCATGCCGAACCATCCATGAAAACCACCTTGATAGTGTCCTCGGGACACATGCCGGATATGATTTCCGTATCCTTGACGTTCAACCCGTGATTGTAGATCTCACTCGAAAGCTGATAAAGATCAATTTCACAGATTGGGTATGCGCTCCGGTCGAGTTCCGTCACATCCACGAACGTATCCGGCTGCGGGCCGTCTTCAGCGAAGTCGCCTTCTCCGGCCACCATGTCGTTCGCTTGCTCAATGCAGTAATCGACGTCTTCCACAATGTAGGCCGGAATGCAGTCCGGCTCAGGGCCGTCGATGGATTCCAGGTTTCCGACAGTGAAAAAGTCAGCCGACCAGTCAGGGCCGTATTCATGGCTTTCATCATCCCATTCGCAAATAGAGATTTCCACTGCCTTGCTGTTGTCAATAAGTATAGTCATTTCAGATACTCCATTCCAGCCCTCTTGCTAAAATGAGAGGGCTCTAGTTAGATTGGTAATAATTACTGAGCAATCGAGCCGGATAGCTGCAACTATCCGGCTCAACTCATTCGTGGACTACCGCGCCCGTAAAGAGCGCAATAACCCTAGCGGATCACTCAGAATCCGCCGAAGATTCAGATTCAAGAAGTTTGCGCGGATTCTTGACATGCAACGCATCACAAATACGAATCGCCTTATCAAGCGTCATATTCTCGATAGAATTGACACCATTCTCATAGGCTCCGATACGTTGTTGAGTAAGCCCTGCCTTGTCGGCGAGCTGTTGTTGTGTCATGCCGCGTTTCAGTCTGAGTTCCCTCATGCCCATGTCAGTATCCTTCCGTAAGAAAATCCACAGGGTCGCATTGCAACGCCTCAGACAATCGTAACGCCGTCCGCAAATACATTTGCGCGACAGGACGATAACCGGTCTCGAACCATGAGATGTTCGGTCGTGCGACACCGCTCATGCCAGCCAGCTGCGTCTGCGTCAACCCACGCGACAAGCGGATGTTCCTCAAGCCGACGACGCCAGCCGACACGCCGCCGCGCCACACATGCTCATCTGGATACAGGTCCAACACGTTGCAATGCAGTATCCGCGCCAGCGACGCCGCCGTGCCCAGAAACATGTTCCGGGCATCATCATCGACGGTCTCATACCGGCTCAGCCTCGGCATGTCATAGCCGGTCAACGCGCTCAACTGCTCCAACGTGATGTTCGAACGTTTCCGCAGCTCACGCAACCCCATGCCACACTCCTTTCCGATCAAAAACACCATATCATCGACGGCTGGGGGACGCCGCCGACATCAATTAATTCAATCCTCATTCCAGTCCAGCATGTCCACTGGAATCATGCAGCCGCCGGAACACTGGACGTACAGCCAGTTCGAATAGCCCATGCGAGCCGCCCTCACGCCACGGAACCATTCGCCAAGCCACTCGCACAGGAGCGACGGAAACGACCGACGACGCCAGAACGACCTGCCGGACGCGTAATCGAATCCATCGTATTCGGCGATAGGGGAGAAGAAGCCATGTTTGCTCACTGTTTTTCCTCCTTGGTCCAAGGGATAATCTGATGCAACAGGTACGCCGCCGTCGTCAACTGGTCGTAGGCGGCCAGCACGTAAGCCGAATCGGGAGCGTTCCCGCTCCCAAGATTCGACAGCAATCTGACGGCCTCCAACGACTTGCCGACCGCATTCGCACACACATCCGAATCATGGGTATCCATCACACATGACCCTCATCGTCGGCCTCCGTGTAGAATACGAAGTCAAGGTCGTAATCAGAGGAAGCGTCGTATTGCTCACCGATCTCAACGGGAGTCAGCCCGCCCAATACTTCCGTGGTGAAATTCCAATAGTCATCGGAATGCGCATTGTCATGCAACATGAACGTCCATTCACACCACTCAGGCAACTTGGACCAGAACTTCCTCCAATCCTCATCAGTCACGTAATCGCCGAAATCATCGATACGGTAGACACCCTCGCAAGGCTCGAAACTCTTCTTGATGAAATGGCTCAAACCGGTAGCCGCCATCACTTCGATGTCATTCACGACAGCCTCGCCAATCGGCTCATCCAACGGCATTGCCTTCAACTCTTCAACGGTAATCATCATTCTTTCCTTTCAATCGATACGAAACTCTTCGCCATACTTGACGAGATGCGCGTCAAGATAAGCGTCATAAAACTCCTGCTCGGAACACGGCGCGAGATTCGCGTGCAACAGCTCCCGCAACTCGTCATCCATGAGATTCACAGCAGCCTCATAAGACACGGGACGCCCATTCCGATCAATAACAACACTCATCGTTCTTTCCTTTCGCTCAGCAGCAGAACTCGTCGGTGAGTTCCGCAAGTTTTCTTAGACTCAATCGCATGAGACGCGACCTCAATCCGACATTGTTGCGTTCCAGCCGGTCCACCATGATGAGCCGCGCCGAATCGCCATCCGTGACGTCACAGCCGGTCGGATACAGGCTGCCGACAGCAGCCGCATTGACCTCATCCCGATACGATTCAGCCTCAGCCTGAGACCTGTGACGACGCACCTTCAGAGCGCCGCCCACATATTCCACAGTCCACAGCAGCGCCATGTCAGTCAGCCTCCCGCGCATAATCACGCAAGCATTGAGCCTTGCTATCAGCCTTAAGTCCAGCCTGCCTGAAAAACTCACGGATATGACGCCACGTCGTATTGGACAGGTCGGCCGGATGCCGATGAATCCAGAAGACACTCCCAACCTCACCCTTGGAAGTGAGATACAGGGTCACAATCGGCGTCTCGTATGATGTCAGAGTCACGCCGGCGCCGGAACCGTCACCCATGAATGTGACACGAGCCTTGCCATAGAACGACTTGGCCGAATCATATTCAGGACGCAACTCAAACTCTCCGTCACCCAACAATGAAAACGGCATGATAGAATCTCCTTGCAATTAGTGGTGAATATTGATTGCATGGCCGGTCGCAGTCCTACCTGAGACCGGCACTTTCATTTCCCCGTGCCGCTCCACGACAGCACCTTGCTGCCGTCAACCAGCACGTAAGACTCGCCCATACGATTGCCAGCGGAACCGCCGCGCCACTCGCATATGCGCTCATAGCCGCCAGCCGTACTACCGTCTTCCATGCCGCACTGGGGGATATCCGACAACGACGTGTAGCCAGCCAAGTCGGCCGTCGCATACGTCTCACGCCACCAATTCCATTGCTGTTCAGGCGTCCCATGAGGGTCAGCCACCGGCACGGAATTGCACACCGGCGAACACGCCACGGCGAACGCCGCCACGCCTACGGCCAGCAGTCCAGCCAGCTTCACACACTTACGCATTCCGCTTACCTCCCTTAGCGGTCTCGATATAACCAGGAAGCTTTTCCACGTCGAAATACATGTCGCCAGAAACCGGGTCGGCATCATCCCGCCACGCCTCAAACACGGCATCACGGTCAGCGCCACCCAACATGACGTCAGACACCTCGCCATCGAAGTAATCCCGCAGCCACGCGGCCTCACGCCGCTCGTAATCGGATTCATCCAACACCGGGCAGTAGCGCCCGTCCTTGGTAATCATGTCTATCGCATATTGGACGACGGCCTGATCCGACAGTCCGCCATACCCGTCCGTCAACTCAATCGCATAGCCGACACCGCAGAACGCGCGCGACACATGACCGTAATCGGACAGCCACCGCACGGCAGTCTCAATATTGCTTTCATCCAGCGCGTCATCGAAGTACAGCAGCCGCGAAACCTGATACGTGTAATCGTTGAACACCGTGTCGGCCACGCGGATACCCCGCACCCATTCCAGAATGTCCGGCAGCACGCTATCGAACGACGGCAGACCAGCGTAGCCGACACCGTCCCATGCGTCCCGCAGTTCCTCGTACAAGTCGGCATCCTCAGCCGTATCCTTGCGAATCTCATGCACATACATTTCATTTTCCTCACTTTCAGATTGATTGATTTTCAGTAGCAGAGAGTCAGAGACAGCTGCGAATACCACAGCTCAAAGTCGAGAGCCTTAAGCGCCTTGTACGCGGCCACATAGTCGCCCGCATCCATGCATTCGACAAACTGCTGCGCATAGGCGCACGTCTCAACGTCATCGGAAGACATGCATTCCAGCAAGTCGTCAAGGCTGGGCCATGCGCCCTCAGAATCCGCGATAGTGCATGCCTCATGGTTATACAAGTGCCACACCATACCGTCGAGATTCCAGCAATTCGACCCTTTGCCGTTCAGTATGTCGCCGAACGTCTCAGGCCAATCCATAAACTCGTAATCGACGATGACAGACAGCGACAGATTATTATCGTCGTACAGTTCAGCCAGTCGTCCCCAGTCGGCTTCGGCGGAACCGTGGTTGTACACGTCCCATATGCCCTTAATCTCATCGGCCATATCCTTGTACCCGGACGGCGGCACCGGACTATCATTCCCACGCATGTACGCAAGGAACTCAGGCGACGGCGCTGTGATAACGTCAAGACTGCAACCGTCCAGACCGTCCGGGAACTCAGCACCATTGTATGAATACAATTCCAATGCGCCGCCGTCCGGTTCAGACTCATGCAAGCCATGGAAGCCGGCCATGACGTCGTAAAAAGCATCCACGGAATTAAATCCAGACATGATTACCCACTTTCATAGAGACTGTTGATTAGCCCGCCATATGACGGCACAGTGCGCGGGTGAGGAATCGCACCCCACAGAAACCACTAAGCCGCGCCATAGCCCACAGAGGGCTACAAAGTCAGATGAGTTTCAGGAACGAACGCGGTACCACGCGCTCGAAATGGTAAAAATCGTAGGCATCGCCACTATGCGACGTCATGGTGAACCCGTTCGCCGTGAAAATGTCGATAATCGTTTCCATGCCGCACGCGTTCGCGTTCATCTCCCAGCCGTAATCGCAACGCTTCAGCCCATATAGCGTCCTATCGGAACCGTTGTATGGAATCGACGCATACGTGTGCTTGAATCCACGCCACATGAGAAACGTCTGCCACAACGGCAACTCACGCATGGCTTCATCCACCGCCGCAGAGAGTTTGTCATACCCGCAGCCGGACGCATGGCCGGAACCACGGTCACGCCTGACAGTAACGCCATCCTCGGTTAGTAGTGCGCCAACGGTAGCGGTAGGGCACATTCCCCACATCGCACTGCGCCGCCATTCCACGCTGATGTTCACAGATAGTTCGATCTTCCCAGTCATAATAAACACCTCACTTGTATTGTTGACTACAATTAGTTTCGCGTCATGTAGGATTCAAGCCGTGCGACGCATGACTCATCGCCCGGAACCCGATGCATGTCAAGCCACTGTTCAGCCGTGACCACGGCGTAACGCTCGCCCAGCTCGCCGTTGCGCTTGACATTGCGGCTGACCACATACACCACGCTGTCAACCCACCTTATGGCGTCGGCATTCCACGCGACATCACACGGCTCAATGCCATTAGCACGGCCGAAAGACCACGCCCGGTTGCGCCGCGCGGTTTGAGCCGAACGCATATCCTTGCACCATTGCACGAGATTGTCATAATCAGACATAGCTCCCCCTTTATTTAATCTTATTGTATTGTTGACTACATAAGACAAACGAGATTGACATAATCACTCATGACCGTAATCCAGCCGGCATCCCCCCAAGCATACGTGTCAACCTTAGTCATAAGGCATGGCGATAACGGGTTGAGACCAGTGGTGTCATGCAATGGCGTGCATACCACCTTGCAAGCATATCCGGTATTCGTCTCACCGTAGACGGTGACACGCCTCCGGCTTCCGCGAACGCGCGTGATCCGCACGTCTGTCGTGTAGTCGTTTGCAGTACCGAACCACGTGGATCGCATTGCTGCAACGCGCAACGCCGCAATAAGCGCATGGCGTACCAGCGGCTCCGCCATCGTGAGGCTGTAAAATTCGAGTTCCGGCATTTCGCGCACCCAAAGTTCCGGGAAGCAAGACGGCAGGGATTCACGCGCCGTAGTGAGACAGTCGCGAACGATTTTTACAGCCATTTCTTCGTCGGTATCCATAATAAACCCCCTTAAGGTCTAGTGTTGATTGGTTAATTGCGTGCCACTAGAGGGTATCGCACCCCCTCATGGTCTAAACAGTGGCGAGAGGGGCGCAACCCTTGCGGATTACGCCCATGAAGATTTTTTTGGCTAACACCACCCGCAAAGTGGCGCAGAGGCACATACGCACCCCCTATAGACTTTTAGTGTCCGCATAGTCCCCGAACTGCATTCGTGACCAATCACCCATAAAGCAATTGACGGGCGCTACAGTATGTCTACCCTCGCAACCCGTTATGCCGTGGTTTACAGTCAATGCCGCCAACCACGCTCACGCATGGCGAAACATTGGCGTTGCCACCTATCTATCGGCCTATCCTCATTGGCGGTAGTCTCTCACACTACGCCAAACGTCGGCGGTACCCCCTTACGAGTTCTCGCGCTCAACATTGTCAATCGAGTTCACGCGCACTGCCTAGGCAAAACCGACACTATCGGCCACGCCCACATAGTGGACATTATGCACACACCCCGAAAAACGCCGCCACCTAACCCCCAAAAGGGGGTGAAGCTCAAACTACCGGCCTTCAGTAACACTCTTCATTTGTCAAACACTCGCAACACTCGCAGACGAGACACTGCACCTCAGCACAGTGGCCACCGTTCCACACGTGGCAGTTTCCCGGCGCATACACTCGATACGCCCCCCTAACCATCTCAGGCTAGGCTATGCGGTGCCTAGGCACCTAACCGCCACGGCTTCATTTGCCGGTTGCTCCCAACCGGGTGCAAGTGGTGCGGTCTAGAGTGTCGCACCAACCTTGCTAGGCTGACTGCCTAACCGGTTGTTGGTTATCACTATACACACCAATAATGGTGTAATCAAATTGAGAAAACAGACCACAGCGAAACGTTGAAACAGAGCCGTTCTATCGGCGTGTCGCAACATGGGTAGGGGGGGTAAATAAAACAAAAAAAGAGTCTGAGTAGCACAAGAAAAAATAAAGTCAAGCAAGATACCAAAATACGGACAAAAAATATTGAGCGAGATAGATATAAATAATAAGGAATACGACACAATGACGCGCATACGTACAACTGTACGAACGAACATTTGTACCATCGAACGAACGTTCTAACCGGGGCTGGGGGAGGGTCCTCCGGGCACGCCCGTTAGGGCCGTCGGGTCAATGGTAGAAATAGTGCGCGCTGTCTGGAAAAGTCCGCGCATGAAACGTGACATGACAACGACAATGTTGCATCCACATTGAAATCGTCTTCAGCATACCATGCGACACGCCGTATTTTATGCCATTTTCCTTGCAACGTTGACGCAACGTTGGGTATGAGTATGCTGACGCATGTCGGAATGAATTTTGGAGGACGCGGGGTGTCCTTGTGGGTGTCATTCCGGCAAGCGGTTCGGTGGTGCTCCTTGTCTCTTGGTTAAGGATTCCGACCGTTGGGACGTTCGTGTTCATAAGGGGCACCACTAGGGGCAGTTGGCTGAGTCTGGTTTAAGGCAGTCGCTTCGAAAGCGACCGACTCTGATAGGTCCGGGAGTTCGAATCTCTCACTGTCCGCAGATGGCATCTTCCTAGGTAAGGTGCGATTCGGTTTCAAGTCCAATGCGGGAGACTTGTTGGTACCGCCGTTTGATCTCGCACATGGTTCCTATCGCTCTTGTGGGAGTGTTAGTCGCGCATGGGTTTCTGGCTCTCTTGCCTATGCGTGGTGAGTTGCCGGTTCGAATCCGGCTGGGGACCCTTTGAGGATGGATGAATCCCGGAATATAGTTGTGTGTTTTGGATTGTCCGTGAGATTTGCGTCCATCCTCGCATATGGCATTGGTGCAACTGGATAGCATGACGGTCTCCAAAACCGTCGATGTTGGTTCGAGTCCAACATGCTGTGCTTAGCCTACCCACAGGTTGTGGGAAAGGTCTTCGGAGTCGTTTTGTGGCGGCTCTAGTTTTAGCTGACCCGCCTAGTCTGCGGGAACAGTTTCCTGAGTCGCTGTGGCGGCTCTTGCCTTGCTTTGGTGGCGGAATGGTAGACGCGGCGCACTCAAAATGCGCTACCTGCGAGGTGTGAGGGTTCGACTCCCTCCTGAAGCACTGAGGAGTGGTGATGACCAACGATTGGAATAAGTCGCATCGTAAGGAACGGTTCAATCCTGGTTGGGAGCGGACGCGTCGTGAGGTGTTGGATTATTACGGGTGGCGTTGCCAGTATCCGGTGATTGGCGATGATGGCGTGTTGCGTCCTTGTGGCGCTCATGCGAATGAGGTCGATCATATCGTTCGTGCTGAGGATGGTCAGCCGGATGATGATTCTTGGGATAATCTTCAGGTTCTTTGCCGTGCGCATCATGCTTATAAGACTGGTTTGGAGTCGGCTGAGGTTCGACGGAGGAAGAGGTCTGAGCGTGAGGAGGCTCGTTGGTACAGGCATCCCGCGTTCGGCTAGCTGAGGGTAAGTGCAGTGTGAATGGGTGTGATGAGCCTGTTCATGCTCATGGGATGTGCAGGTCTCATTATGATCGTTGGCGGCGTAGTGGCAGTGGTGCCCGTAAGCGTCGTATGAGTCGGGCGTGTTTGGCTTGTGGCTCGTTTTTTGAGACGGAGCGTCGTGACAAGGCTTTTTGTTCGGCGCGTTGTCGTAAGCGTTTCCAGCGTTTGAAGGCTGATGGTGCGGCTCCAAATCGTACTCCGCAGCCGTTGAAGTCGGTGTTGTGGGAGCCTCGGTCGAATGCCCGTGTCGGACGGCGGGGGAGTGTTCCCACTGGTTTTTGGACTGCCGAGGATGAGTGGAACGCGTGTTCTCATACGTGTCCAGTCTGTGGGTTGCCGCTTGACCGGTCGGTTGATGTTTTGAGTGATGATTTTCCGGTTGGCGCTTGGCGTGTGCCGTTGGAGCAGGGTGGTGAAAACTCGTTGGCTAATCGGATTGTCGTTCATCGCAGGTGCGCGTAGTGCCGTAACGGGCTTCGCGCTTGTCGTCCCGTAATGGGGCTTTGCGGGGAGTGATGTTATGGGCAGGAAGACTAGTGATTCCAGCAATCAGGTTTTGGAGATTCCCGATGGGAAGTTGGGTCCTGATTTGCCTTTGGCTAACCAGATTTTCCCCAAGGGTGGGGAGTGGTTGCCGTTGGTGGTTCATTGGTATGAGGAGTATCGGCGTAGTCCGAATGCTTCCATGTTGCGTTCGGCTCCTTCTTGGATGGCTGTCCAGTTGGGTTTCGCGACGATTAACGAGATGCTTTCGACTCGTCGCTATGCGACGTTGATGCCTGTTGTACGTCAGTTGTTTGACGAGTTGGGTTGGACTCCTGCTTCGATGCGTGCGTTGAAGTTCGACGTGCCGGAGGCTGACGATCATGCCGCGTCTGATGGTTCGAATCATGCTGTGATTCAGGATATCGATGCTTGGCGTCGCAAGATCGAGGCGGCTGGCTGACATGCATTTGATGATTCCTAACCTGACTTATGAGGATAGGCGTAGGAGTCTTGGACGTTTGGCGTTGTGGTGGGTTGAGACGTTCAGCATCATCGGTCGTGGTGATGCCATCAATAAGCCTGTCACGCATAGTCCTGAGTATATCCAGTTCTACTTGAACGCTTATGCGTTGAAGCCGAATGGTCGGCGCAGGTTCAATCGTGTGAGCTTGTGGCGTCCGAAGGGCTGTAATAAGAGTGGTTTGGGTAATGACATCGCCTTGTTCGAGGCTTTTGGCCCGTGTCGTTTCGATCATTGGGCGAAGGCCGGTGAGACGTACACGTTTCTTGGTCAGACCTACTATTATCTGCCGGGTGAGCCTGTTGGCCGTCCGATTCAGAATCCTGAGATTCTTTGTCTTGCCACGTCCGAGGACCAGTCTGGCAATATCTTCGATTCGATTTACTACAACTGCATGTCCGGCCCGTTGGCCCAGTTGCAGGGTTTTGGCATGGAGGCCACGAAGACCCGTATCGGCTTGCCGGAGGGTGGGGAGATTATTCCTTCTACTTCCGGTGATGCGTCGAAGGACGGTGGTCTTGAGACTTTCGCGTTGATGGATGAGACGCACTTGTATACGTTGCCGAAGCATCATTCGATGTATAAGACTGTTCAGCGTAATCTGCCGAAGCGTTCGTTGAACGCGGACCCGTGGGTGTTGGAGATGACGACGTATTTCCGTCCGGGTCAGAACAGTGTGGCGGAGAACACGTTGAAGATCGCGGAGGATATTCAGGCTGGTCGTTCCAAGCATTACAAGGGCTTGTATTTCGACTATCGGTATTCGACTCTTCCTATCGAGGATTTTCCTGATGAGAAGAAGCTTGAGCACGCGTTGTATGAGTCGTATGGTTCTGCCGCCCATTCGGATGATGGTAAGGATTACATCATTCTTCCTGATGGGCGTATCGAGGCCGTTGATGCCGATGGCTATTCGGTTGATGGGTTCTCGCTTCGTGATGATGGCGTCGAGCCGGGACCGTCGAAGGATGGTTGGGTTGACATTCATGGTCTGATGGGTCAGATTTACCAGCCTGATTCGGACCCGAATGATTCGATTCGTTATTATTTGAACTCTCGTGCGTCGAGTGAGGATTCGTGGCTTACGGAGCCTGCGATCCAGTCGCATTTGGCTTACAGGGATTTGTATGGCCGTGCGGTCGGCTCGTCGTCTCGTTTGGATGGGGTCTGGAAGGATTTCATTGACGAGGATGAGGAGATCACGCTTGGGTTCGATGGTTCGATTCGTAATGATTCGACCGCGTTGGTTGGTTGTCGCGTGTCCGATGGTTTGCTGTTTCTTATCAAGTTGCAGCAGCGGCCTGATAATGCGGACCCTGATTGGCGTGTTGACCGTGATGGTTTCGATGCCGCCGTGCGTCGTATGTTCGAGAATTACAATGTCATCGGCTGTTTCGCTGATGCGCATTTCTTCGAGTCGATGATTGGCGGCTGGGAGGCTGAGTATGGGCGTGGCATGAAGGTGTTCGCCCGTGGACAGTCTTCGATGATGAAGTTTTGGACGAATAACTGGTCGCAGGATATGTATCGTGCGTTGCAGTGCGCGCATTCGTCGTTTGAGTATGCTCCCGAGCCTGTTGAGGAGGGGGAGCCTGACCCGAATAATATTCTTTTGTGTGCCGACCCGCGTCTTGTGTCGCATTTCCGTAACGCGAAGCGGCGTGAGAAGAGTTGGGGCTATCAGATTCATAAGGAGACGCCTAAGAGTCCGCACAAGATCGATGCGTGCATGGCTGGCGTTTTGGCTTATGCGGCGCGTGAGAAGTATTTAGGCCAGTTCGAGGAGGATGGTCCGCAGCGGGTGATGCCGCAGCGGGTCTGGTGATTTTTGGAGTGTTCGTATGGCTTCCACATCTTCTAATATGCAAAGTCTTGTTACGGGTGATGACGAGCCTGATGGTGACGGTATGGCGTTGACGCGTCTTGCGACGCGTTTGCAGAATCGTATTCCTGACCTGTGTGTGTTGAAGACGTTTTATGACGGTCGCGAGACGGTTCCGTTGCAGTCCGTGCCGAAGGCGGCGACCACTACGGCCAGTGCCGTGTATAGGCGTTTTGTGGATATCTGCCCGTTGAATCTGGCCCATACGATTGCGGATGCGGTAATCACGTCGCAGCATCCTACCGGTTTTCGTCTTGTCGCCGATAAGACGATGCGGAGCACGGATGCGGATGACATGTGGGATAAGTGCGGCATGGATGTCCGCGCGTTGAACATGTTCATGGACGCGTCGATCTACGGTGCCGCGTATGCGATGGTTCTCGGCAAGGAGAATCCTTCGTATATCCAACGGTTGAGTCCGTGGAGCACGGTTGTGTCCGACGACAAGGATTCGGCTGTGGTGTATGGGTGGTCCGAGGAAGAGCAGATCGAACGGTTGACTTTGTATCGCATCGTCCGTAATGATGACGGTGAGATTCAGAGCGTCTATTCGCGTACCGCGAAGCATGAGGTCAAGTCGCGCACACTGCCTTCCGATTCGGTCGATGACGAGGACACCGTGTATGACCTTGCCAACGACGATTCGAAGAAGCGCCCGGAGTTCGAGGCGCAGTTCGAGTGGGAGGGCCAGTCTTCCGGGGATGATTGGAAGTTCGCCATTGATTGCGGGTGTCTTCCTATCGTCCAGTTGACCACTCCTAACGGCAAGGGCCAGTTCGAGGCTTCCTTGAAGACGTTGAGGTCCATCGACCAGCAGCGTTTTCAACGGTTCTGCATTCAGGAGATGCAGGCGTTCAAGCAGCGTTGGGTGTCCGGCGACATGCCTGAGTATTACCAGAAGAACGACCCTGCGGTCAAGGCCGGTAAGGCTCAGGCCGGTGACAAGATCGACTATTCGGAACTGTTCGAGATGGGTCCCGCCGCGTTGTGGCTGCTTCCCGCCGATGCGAAGATTGGCGAATCGTCCATTACGGATATCACGCCGATTGTGAATGCGGCCGCTTCCGATGTGAAGCTTCTGGCAGGTGCCACTGGCACTCCGTTGTCGATTCTTTCGCCTGATGTGGCTGGTTCCGCCGAGGGTGCGAAGCTGACGACCCGTATGCTGCGGTTGAAGGTCCGTGACATGAACATGAGGGCCAATGACGCTTTCGTGCTCCTATTGAAGATGGCGTTGACCGCTTCCGGCAGTAACTCTTCGGAGGAGCGTTTCGAGACGACTTGGGAGCCGTTGGAGCTTCCGTCCGAGTTGGAGCAGTGTCAGGCGGCGGCTCAGGTGAAGGGTGTTCTTCCGTTGAAGACCATCGCCCGTCGCTATCTGCATATGACCGAGACGGAGATCGCGGAGATGATTCAGGATGCCCAGGATACGAGTTTCCTGAATGCCATGGCGCAGCAGAACGCGGCTTTGGATTCGTCGGCGAAGCAGACTGATACGACGATGAACGACTCGTATCTGGGTGACGGGTCCGGTTTGGATTCGTTCTCCACCGGCTCTGGATCGGATTCGATGTCGTCCGATGGGTTGCCGTCAGATGATTCGTCCGACGTTATGGGGGTCTGATGGCCGATAGCGCGTTGGCTGCCGTCCAGGCGTTGGACGACCAGCGGGTGAAGCTGGTGGACGAGTTCGTCCGCAGGGCTTGGAACATGTGGCGTAGCCTGACTCCTTCCGACTGGTGGAACGATGCGGTGGCCGAGGGCGCTGCGGCTTATGTGACGCAGCAGCATATCGCGTTCGTGAAGGCCATGCGCCAGCAGGGCATCTCATATGCGGATACGATGCTGCGTCTGGCCGGTGTGAACGGTTTGGGGGATATCCCCCAATATGAGATCGTTCGCGCCAACACGGACCCGTGGCAGGTCGCCAAGAGGGTCGCCGACACGTATCGCACTCAGGCCGTGAAGAATCCTGAGATTCGACCGGCGACGTGGGATGAGATTCTGAAGGACGCCGACCAGTCCGCAGCCGACCATGTTAAGGCTTGGCTGATGTCCGCGAAAATCCAGTTGGAGAACAATGCGGTCACTGACGGATATGTGACGCAGAATCGTGCCATCCAGTCGCGTTACAGGAGTTCCGGTGTCGAACGTTACAGGCGTGTCATCCATCCTGAATTGTCGAAGACGGGTTCCTGTGGCCTGTGCGTCGTAGCCGCCACGAACACGTTCACGAGGACTGATTTGATGCCCATGCACAATCGTTGCAAGTGTACGGTGGCTCCAATCGTCGGTTCGAACGACCCCGGGTTGAAATTGAACTCGGATGATCTGATGACGATTTACAAGGCCGCTGGCAAAACGTCGGGCCGTGATTATTCCACGAGCGCGACGGATTTGACGAAGCTTCGCGTGAAGGTCGTCAATAATAGCGAGCTTGGGCCTGTGCTGCTTCGCAAGGATGCTCCGGTGAACTCGAATGCGCCGGAATGGCGTTTGCCCGACATGAAGATGACCCACGCCCAGATGGAGCGCATGTTCGCCCGTGCGACCGAGTTCAACGCCCGATACAAGGAATTGCTGAATGGCGACAAGGATTCGGTTCAATTCCGTTTCGATGGGCGTTCGTATGAGTTCAAAAAGACAGTCCACACTAAACAGGCTTGGCAGTATGTGAGCAGCCTGTTGGCTTATTCTCGCGGTTTTTTGGGACTGGCCGCTTAAGTATTAAGGAGATTGGGTCTTATGGCCTCTCAGGATAATGAAGTCGAATCCGAAAAGGACAAGACTGTTGGACAGGCCGGAACGGTCGAGGATTCCGTGAAGGATGCTCAGACCACTCCGGTTGACGAACCCGCCGTCGAGCATGACGCTCCGGCTGATGAGAAGGGTTCCGATGATTCTTCCAAGCCGTCCGATAATGACGAGCTTGCCAAATGGAAGGCTATGAGCCGTAAGAACGAGGACCGTGCTTCGGCCAATTACAAGGCTTTCCAGTCCGCTGATGCGGAGCTTAAGGCCGCGAAGACGCAGATTGCGCGTCTTGAAGCCAAGGCTAAGTATCCGCAGATCACGGACGCTGTTCTTTCCGACCTCTGCCCCGCAACGGAGCCGGAGGCCATCGCGTCGTGGGCTGAGAAGTATGCGGCGTACAACCCGATTGACACTTCCAAGGTGGAGAGGAAACCGCAGCAGACCGAGGATGCTCTGGCCCGCAAGGTAGCCATGCAGGCCGAGTTCCCGTCCGGCACCTCGCATCCGAAACGTCAGCCGGGCGACGCTTACAAGCGTGTGATGGAACGTCAGAAGGCACGTAAGCGCAGCAAGTAGTTTCCTACTGATTCTTTGAAAGGATTGAGCGTATGACTCAAGAGATGGTTCATTCCTCCGGTATCGTCACCGTTGAGGAGGACAATTCCTGGCGTTATGGCGAGAAGAACACCAATGATTCGGTGTCCGTCACCATCGTGCCGGAATTGTTCAAGACCGCAGACAACAAGTATCTGACCGGTGTCGGCCCGAAGGCCACGACCATTTACATTCGTTCCGGCATTCCGCTGGCGAAGATCACTTCCGGCGCGAACGTCGGCTCGTATGGTCCGTATGACAAGCAGGCCACCGATGGCCGTCAGACTAAGATCGCCGGTCTGCTTGAATCCATGGTGTCCGTGAACATCAACCTGTCCGGTTGGGATTTGGACGACCCGACCGTGGGCATGACCTATCGTGGCGACATCGTGGCCTCGAATCTTCCGGTGAAACCGGAGGCTGGTGCCGTGTGGGGCGGCGAGTTCTACGACGTTGAGGATGACGTTGTGAAGCCGTTGTCCGCTTCGGCCGGCGCGGCTGGCACTCCGGGTCCGGCTGGCAAGGATGGTGCGACCATCACCAAGATCGAATTGACTCAGGACCCGTCGTCCAAGGCCATCACCGCTGGCAAGGCCACTTTGTCCAACGGACAGACCGTGAACATCACGATTTCCTGATTGACGGTCACTTAACCTCTAAAAATTTTGTAAAACCCACCCATCGCGGTGGGTTTTTGCGTATCTAAGGAGTTTTTCTTGGCTATTGACAAGACCATCATCCCGCCGTCCGAGGCGACCGAGGTTGCTCAGGCGGGACATGATTACGTGAACGGCATCCTGCCGTTGTCGAATATTTTCCCGGTCACTTCCAACGATGGCGACTGGACCGCTTCGTGGACCCCGGTCATTCCGAAGTCCAAGACCCGTGCGATGAAGCATCGTGCGTTGGACGCCGAGATCGGGCACACCAAGTCCGAGACCTCGACCGCCGAGATTCATACCGGCCTGTTGCCGTTGTCCGGTATGGACCATATTTCCGAGCGTGATATCGCCAAGCATCAGGACGATACCGCATATATCCACGATCAGGCCGAGGCGAAGTTCGAGGCTTTGGGCCAGCAGGCCGGTGTGACCGAGGAGTTGGAGCGTTTGCAGTGCTTGGTGACCGGCAAGGTGGTCATCAAGGAGAACGGCGTCGATGTGACGTATTCGTTCAAGCGTCCGGGCAACCAGCAGGATGTGAAGCCGACCACCACTTGGGACAACGACAAGTCGAACCCGTGCGACGACATCGAGGCTTGGGTGAAGATCATGCGCAAGGCTTATGGTCGCAAGCCGCACGCGGTCGCCACCACCGGTGTGGTCATCGATGCCATGCGCACCAACGAGTTCTTCCGTACGCAGGTGTCCGGCATGGATTTGGAGCATTCCAAGACCAAGCTGTCCCGTCAGGAGGTGTTGGATGTGCTTCGTGCGCAGTCCGGCATCACCGATGTGCTTCTGGTCGATGAGGCTTACGAGGATTTGAATCTCGACAACACCTTCGATATGGATGCCGATGTCTCCACCGCGTTCCCGGATAAGACGTTCGTTCTGCTTCCGTCGTTCAACGATTCGTCGTTGGGTGCCACTCTGTCCGGTCCTACCGCCGAGGCCCAGAACTCGGAGTATGAGATCAACAAGAGCGTGAACGATGGTCTCATCGGCGCTATGTTGTCGCATCAGGCTCCGCTGAATTATGACATCTGGGTCAACGGCAATTATCTTCCGATTCTGAAGGAGGCCGTCTCGACCTTCAAGGCGGATGTGCTGGGCAAGTAGCCTTCTTGACACTTAGGGGGTTCCGCTGATGTCGAATGGTGTTACCGATGCCGTTGACTGGGTGGAATGCTTGGAGCTTCATTGCCTTCCTGACGCGGATGTGTTGAAACGGTATCCGAACGCGTGGCTCACGTACATGTGCCATCGTGCGGAGACCGTCGCGTCCACTTCGAGCACGAATTGTGTTCCACGGTTGAAGTCCGGCGACCTTGATCTTGAGGATTACGAGTTCGTCATCTGTTCGATGGTGTGGCGCGTCATCCGCTATTCGGATATCAAGACCGAATCGAACGGCACGTACCAGTTCACGCGTTTCGACCCGCAGGATAATCCGCCAGGCAAGGATGCGTCTCCGAATCTGTATCTGTCGAAAAGGGAGAAGCAGATTCTGGATGGCTATGCGTCCGGGCGTGGTCCTATCGGCACTGTTGGCGTCGGTGTGAACCGTATTTATGGAATGTGATGCCTATGTCTCGTGAAACGTGGGATTTGGGTCATCCATACGATAAGTCGGGTTCCGACGTGGTTGCTGAGCATCCTTACGAGGATGTGCCGGTGCCTTGGGTGAAGCCTGATTCGATTCTGTATCGTGACAAGGTGATCGTCGTGCTGTATACGGTCCGTCGCGGGCCGCATGGGACGACGTATGTTCCCGGGAAGGCTTACTGGTGCTGGTGTTCCATCGAGGGGCGCGAGCAGCAGGCTGGCATGTTTTCGATTTCCGGTGCCGAGGATAAGTCGCCGCAGACTTGGGGTGGTTTGCGTGAGGTCACGCCGTCTCAGGTCGTTGCCGTGGAATGGCATGGCGATATCCATACGGAGGTCTGGTATCAGGGCGACTGCTATGACGTTGACGGCGCTCCGACGTTCCGTCAGCATGGCGAGGTTCCCCACTATGAGATGCATATCCGGCGTAACGCCGACTATTCGCAGATTCCGGTGGGGTTGCGTCCGAAGCCTCCCGAACCGGACCCTGACGACCATGTGTGGGGTGAGGCCGATGGCAAGAGTTTTCATTGACCGTGACCTGAGCACGAAGGTGGCTGAATGGTTCGGTCCGCAGGCCACGTCGGAGAAGGCCGACGAGGTGCTTGCGGATGCGAGGATGCTCGCCGCCGCGCGTGCGGTTGGCCGTGACCCGGGTATTCCGGTCGCCAAGGATTTGAGTCTTGAGAAACGCTACCACGGCATCGACACGGATGTGTGTCTTGATGTCGAGGGTCGTGACGGGTCGAACGTGGCCGTCGAACACGAGTGGGGCGCTTGGAACGAGCAGCGTCACCGTTGGGTCGAGGGACATCATGTGATGCGTGACGCTGCCCGTATGAACGGTGGTGTCTGATGCCGCTGATTCAACCCGACTACGAGCGTTACCCGCAGGAACGTCCGATGGTCGATTTCGATTCGCTCGTGTACACGCTTCTCACGGCTGGGTTCACCGGCAACCCGGACTGGCCCGACGTGCATGTGCTCAACGAGATCGATGTCGATGTGGACACTTGGGCGTCGTTCTCGAACATCGTGCTGTTCCATACGAACGCGCCGACCATGGCGACCGGCAATCATTCGACCGGCGTGTGGGATTGCGACATCGACATCATCGTCGCCACGAACGATGCGGACCGTTCCTTCCGCTTGGCGCAGGAAGTGTACCAGCAGATCATGCAATGGCCGCGTTACGGGCGTACCGATTCGGGTCGTGTGATTCGGATTGTGGGCAATCCCGGTTTCGGCAAAAGCGCTGGCGGCAAGCAGGCCACCGGCAAGAAGGTGAAGCAGTATTCCGCTTCCTCGTTCACCGTCCGCGCGGAGGATTCGCTTCGCGCCGGATGATTTTCCGTTTTCTGTTTTTCGTTTTCAAGCCTCGCCTCGTGCGAGGCTTTTTTATAAGGAGATATGAGATGGCGTTTAATGATGACGCGACTCTGATTGCCACTTACGGCACTTTGTTCTACGCTCCGGTCGGTACTCCGCTGCCGAAGGATGGTGCCAAGGCGTTCAAGCTGAACGCTGACACCGTGAAGGTGGACACCACCGCTACCGGCACTCCGAACGCCAATCAGGTGTGGACCAATCTGGGGCATACTTCCGCCGGTAACAAGATTTCGTTCTCGTTCGATGGCGGTGACGCCACCACGCATAATTCGTGGGCGCGTAAGAACCTGCGCACCACCTACGCCGATTCGACGTGCACCATCACCGCGAAGTCGTTGCAGTTGGATGGCGACACTCTGAAGCTGATCTACAACGGCAACGAAGAGGATGGCGGCGTTGGCGTGGACATCACCAAGAAGCCACAGACGTTCAGCCTGTTCCTGTTGGCTCAGGAGTCCGCCGACGATGATTCTGACATCCGTTTCGGCGCTTTGTTCCGCAAGGTTTCCGTGACCTTCGATGGTGGTCCTGATTTCTCGGGCGATGATTTCGTGGAGCAGGGCATGACCGGCGAGGTCGAGACCGTCGCCGGCAAGAAGCCGATTGTGTTCTTCGAGGCTTCGAAGATGAAGCAGTCCTGATTCGGACTGTTCCAGTCTTCGTATTGACGCCGGACCCCTGTTTCTCCTATCCGGGGGTTCCGGTCTTTTCCCGTTCTTCATTGACGGAAGATAGGAGATTTTCAACGCTTTTCAGATAGGAGAAAACATGGTTGACGAGACTGTTGAAGAGAACACCGCTGCGGAAGCCGACGAGTTCCGCATCCCTGAGACGTGGGCGGAGATGTGCGAGAACGAGCCGCTGTTCTCGCTTCTGCCGGAGCTGGCTCCCGCCGAACGTCTCTCGTTCAAGGAGGCGGCCGAACTACGCAAACTGTCCGGCATGGCCGGTTTCACGCTCAACGCCGACATCAACGGTCCGGAGGCCAAGTCCTTGGATGACATCGAGGCGAAGATCGACGAACGCATGGAGTTCGTCGGCACGGCTTTGGATTGGGTCAAGTCGCTGACAGTGAAGCCTGACAAGGTTGACGAATGGGCGACGGGCATCGGATTGGATGAACTGTTCTGGCTCATCGAAGCGATTCTCATGTTCTACACGGACCAACTGGGAAAATCGATCGCTTCGAAGCGCAAGTCCGCGTCCACCCGGTCGAACTGACTTCCGACTTCCAACGTTTCTATGGTCTGGACATCACCGGCGCGAGGCTGAATCCCACCCGCGCCGAACGCCTCGCTGCGGGGCTGATGGCGATGCCAGACAGCCTGTACAGGGCGCGGATATTGGAGGATGAGCCTCCAACCGCGTCCGATGGGTCCAAGCCGGACAAGCCGACCGTACTGCCGTGGCTTGGATGGGATTCGAAGACGATGGTCGCCGTTGACGTTCGCAACATGATGAACGCGGTGATTACCGCCAAATACGGGGGCAAGAATGCCAAACCGCATCCGGTGCTCCCTCCCGGCGCTGACAAAGAGCCGCCTCGCCGTGAGAACGAAGGTACTGCCGAGAACTTCGAACACATGTTCGCGAAGTTCCACATGACCTGATTTTGAACAAACCCCCACATTCCCGTGGGGGTTTTCTATTTCCTTTTTTCTTTCTGGGGGTTGCTTATGGTGGGCGAACATCGCGCCGGTACAGTCGTCGTTCGTGTCACTGCGGATACGAAGGGTTTCCGCCGTCAGGTCGAGGAGGCCGCACGCGGAATAAGCGACCTCGACGTGAACGCGGTATTCGAACCGGACACCGCCAGTCTTGAACGCGCCTACCGCGAATGGAACGGCAAGAACGCCTCCATACAATTCAATTTCAAACCCGACACGAAGAACCTCGACCCGTGGATGAAACGGTTCGAACAGCAGGAGGAGCGTCTTCGTCGCGGACTGTCACTCAAACCCGACTTCGACCCGTCCAAACTGAACCGTGGCCTATCGGACTTCAACACACGCACAAACACGGCTCTACGCGGCAACGGACTGTTGAACTCGAAACTGGTCGAGAAAAGTCTTGACCAGACCGTCAAGGTGTTCGACGCCAAAGGCCGAGAGATGGCCGACACGGCGTTCTTCAAGAAGTCCGCCATCAAACCTGAACAGCTTTCGTTCGCTACCGGCCTCGACAAGACCGTGGACGAATACCGCGAGAAGAAGATGGACCTGTACCGGCAGGTCCGCTCCCTCGTCAACGGCAACGAACGCCTATCCGACAGTCAAATCGGCCAGTTCGAGAGACTATCCAACCAGATCGTCAAAACACGCAACGGCATCCGCGGGCTGAAGGGCGACCTCGCAAAAGCCACCCGCGAAGTCGAATCCCTCGACGCGCAGCGCCTTAAGATGAAAGCCCAGAAGCTCCCGACCTCCGACCTGTGGAAACAGGAGCGAGAAGCCGCGAAGCAGGTCACTGCGGTCAACAAGGCGCTCGCCGGTCAGGAGAAGGAGCTTGGCAGGCTGCGTAAGGCGCAGTCGTCGCTTATCGATATCGCGTCCGATGGCGATGCGAAGCGTGTGTCGAAGATGACACGTCAGGTGCGTGCCCTTGAGGAGAGCATCGTCACCGCTGGCAATTCGTTGGCGAACTTCTCCAAGGCCCGTGACACGGCTTTGGGACGCCATCAGAAGCAGGATGTGTATTCCGGCTGGTTCAAGAGCCAGCAGGTCGCTTCGTCGCGTTTCGCTAAGGAGATTGAGGCCCAGCAGGCCGAGATGGCCCGCGAGTCGAAGAAGGCTAGGGACGAGTGGACCCGTCCGATTGACTCCACTGGTGTGGCGCGGGAGCAGTTCTCCGAATCGCGTCGCGAGGCCGAGAATCTTATCGACACGTATCGCGGCGTCCGTAAGGAGCTTGAGTCCGATGTTGCCGCCATGAAGCGGAACAATCGGAACTGGTTCGACCTTGACGAGTACAAGCGTACCGTCAAGATGCTTGGCGAGATCGATGACCGTATCGAGAAGCTGAAGAAGAGTCCGGTCACGAAGGCGACCCGTCTTGAGGGTTCCGATTTCCAGAAGCGTCTCGCCGACCTGTATTCGATGAACGGCGTCCGTAACCGTCAGGATATCCGTCTGCGGTTCGTCGCTGAGAATCTGCGTGAGGTCAAGTCGAAGATCGAGGCGTTCAAACGTCGCGGCGTCGATGTTCCGGTCACGTTGAAGGCCGAACTGCGTGAGACGTACCGTCAGCTGGCTTATTACCAGCGTCTTCTGAAGGATAATCCGAAGGCGCGGGTGAAGGTCGATGTCGAAGGTGATTTCGCCCGTCTGAACCGTGATATCGAACGGTTCGAGTCGCAGCGTGTGAAGGTCGAGTTCTATGAGGATGGCGCTGACGAGATTCGCCGCACCATGCGGGAGCTTGAGCATAAGAGGCTTGACGTTCCGGTCACGTTGAAGGCGGAGTATTCGCATGTCGAAGCGGAGATGCGCCGGTATGCGGAGAAGCTGAAGGTCAATCCGGACGCCGAGATTCCGGCGAAGCTCCATATCGACAAGAAGCACGCCGAGGAGGAGCTGAAGAAGTTCAAGGACAAGAACGACACCCTTGATATGGATGTCGATCTTGAGACCGCTTTGGCCCGTGCGCATCTGGCTTATTTCACCCGTCCGCGCACGATTGGCATCTTCGCCAAGTTCCATGGCACGGACATGGGCAAGATTCTCAACGGAATGACGTATGGGGCGACTGGCCTCAAGGGTGTCGAGAACCAGTTCCAGAAGCTTGTGAATTTGATGGACACCTTGGATTCCAAGGTTCCGAAGTTCGCGCTTATCGGCGGGGTGTTCACTTCCCTTGGTGCGGGTGCGACGAATCTGGCTGGCAGTGTCGGAGGAGTCGGGAAGAGTCTGATAAGCCTTTCCAAGGCCGCTTACGCCGCTCCTGCCGCATTGACTGGATTGCTTGGCGTGTTCGCGTCGTTCAAGATGATCTACGGCGACAAGGGCAAGACGTGGAGCAGTCAGATTGACTTCGCCAACACGAAGTTGTCCAAGCTGTCCCAGAGCGTGCAGGATGCGTTCTACGGGAAGGCGAAGCCCGCCATCATGGATACGGCGAACGCTATAGGCGATTCGCTGGTGCCGGAGATGAGCACCCTTGCGAAGCATGAGGGCGAGATAGTCGCCGGAATGATGGACGCGGTTCGCGCATCGTACAAGATGAACGAGCTGCCTCAGACGTTCGACTATGTGAATGAATCGCTGGACAATCTCGTTCCCGGCGTTAATTCCCTTATTGCTGCCTTAAGCAAGGTCGGCGCCGCTGGTGGCAAGTATCTGCCGCAGTTCGCCAATTGGGCTAGCCGTAATGCGACCTTGTTCGCGGAATGGGGAGATTCGGTCCTGAAGGATTCGGACCGTGTGGACAAGGCCATGTCTGAAGTCAAGGAGCAGACTGGCTATCTTGGCTCGTCCATAAAAAGCCTCAAAGATATTTTCGAGGGGACTTTCGGCACTCTCGCATACTACGAGAACGGCATTGAGGGCATGGCGACTACGCTCGCCAACATGGACCGAGCCGTCAATTCGGTGAAGTTCCAGCAGACGATGAAGTATTGGATTGATGGCGCTCAGGTCGCTCAGTCCGAGGTTCGTTCGGCGTTCTCGCAAGTCGGTGATTCGGCGTATTCGCTGCGTAACACCGTCAAGGTCGCTTTCGCTGACGCTGGTGTGGTCGTAGGTTCCACTCTTTCCAATGTGAGCCGTCTTCTTGGCGATTCTCGTACCGGTTTGACGGAGTTTGCCAATGGTTTGGCGAATGGATGGAAGAAGGCGTTTGATGAGATTGGCAACAGCGGTCCGGTGTTCAGTGAGCTTCTGTCGATGGTTGGCAGTCTGTCCAATGCTTTCGGTGGAACGTTCGCTGCGTCGTTGAAGGCCGCGGCTCCTCTTATCGAGTCGATTGCCGAAGCTGCCGGAAGTCTTGCTGATGTGTTCGATAAGCTCCCTGCCCCGATCAAGGGTGCGATGGGCTTGTGGATGACGTTCGGTCGTGCTGGCAAGTCCGCGTGGACGGCGTTGAAGACTGGAGCTTTGGAGAACATCCAGAGCACGATGCAGTATCAGAACACGTTGCGCCAGTTCGATGGCACGAAGACCAAGGTCGGCCAGCTTGTCGCCGCCATGGCGCAGCTTTCCCGCAATGCTAAAGCCGCTGAGATAAGCGGCGATGCAGCCATGTATGGGAACATAGCCGGATTGTTCTCCGGTTCCGCCAGAGGTGTCGAACAGCTGGGCGAGAAGGCTGAGAAAACTGCTTCTCAAGTTGCGAAAACCGATACCGAAGCGCGTCTTGCCGCCGAAGGTGCCGTGCTGTTCGGTGCGAACGCCAGTCAGGCCAGCAGTGGTTTGAAGGAGGTTTCCGATAAGGCCGAACATACTAACGGAAAGCTTGCTAAGTTAAAAGGCGTCGCCAAGGATACGGGAACCGTCATGTGGGATATGGCCGGTGGATTCGCCGGCGTGGCTGGCATGGCTGGTGTCGGCGCTTTGACGGTCGCGTTCGCGGATTATTCGCAGCACGCGCAGAACGTCGAACAGGTATCGCAGGGAGTCGCCGATGCCATCAGCAATATAGCGACGGCTTCTACGAGTGCGGCAAGCAATCTTGGTGTTGTTGGAAGTGCCATTCAGAAGAGCCTCAAGACAAATCCAGATGCCGGACGCACCGCTTGGGATTCTAGTTTTATCGGAAAGGCTTCCACTGGCTCGCTGGTTGGTGATTTCAAGGATGCTTCCGATGCGGTCAACAGGCTCAACAAGGGACTTAAGACCAATAAGGTCAGTATGTCTGACATGTCGAAGGCTGTGGCTGGTTCCGATAGTGAATATCGAAAATTCCTGAAGCAACTTGATGCCGCCAACGCCGAGTTGAATGGTCCTAACGTTGGTGTTTTGGAGTCCATGCGTAACGGTGATTCCGTAAGGGCATATTCCGACCTCGTAAAGCGTACCAAGGAATTACGCAAGCAGACCGAAGACCAAATGCGTGCGACCGCTCAGGAGAACGGTTATGACAAGTCTTATGTGGATACCCTACTGAAGAAGGGCAACACGATGGAGCAAGTCGCCGTTATGACGCAGAGCGCCACGCAATTGGATGAGAACCACACGAAGGCTGAGAAAATGCTTTCCGAGGCTGTTTCCAGCTCGAAGAGTTCTCTCATCTCGATGAACGCTGCCGGCAGCTCCTATAATTCGACGCTCGCTTCGATGGGTGACGTTTGTAAAAACGTGCAATCGTTGATGTCTCAGGGTCAGAACGCTTGGGATGCTCAGAAGCAGAACTTTGATCTGACCACCGAGGCTGGCCGTGAGGCGTCCAACGCGTTCAGCGCGTTGTCCTCCAATGCGCAGAGCTACATCAACGCCATGATCGACCATGGCGACTCGCTGGACGAGGTAACGAAGAAGAACGATGAGATGCGCCAGTCGATTTACGACACGGCCATGCAGATGTTCAACAACAAGGACATCGCCAAGGCGTTGCAGGACCAGTACGCGCTTACTCCTGAAGAGGTCAAGACTGAGTTCAAAGCGCATACGGAACAGGCGAAGATTGACTGTCTTACCTATTTGAACTTGCTGGAAGATGAGTTCAAAGGCAAGGAAGGTAAGAAACAGTACGACATTCTAATCAATGCCGTCACTCATGGTGCCATCACCGATGTCACCGGCGTGCAGACCGCCGTCGATGCTTTGATGGGCGGTAAATCCAATGACAGGGATTTGCAGCTAGTGCTTGATGCCAAGGATGGCGCTTCTGGAAAGATCGAGGATGCGATAGGTGTCGCCAAGGCGTTCGGTATGAGCGACGAGGATGTTCTTCTTGCCGCCACCGACAAGGCGAGTCCGAAGATCAATGAGGTGAAGACGGCTTTGCAGGACAAGGGATTGTCCGACAAGCAGATTCAGATCATCCTTGATGCTTTGGATAACACCAAAGACGTGCTCGCTGCCGTTCAGGTCAATGTTTCCAAGTGCGATGGTAAGACGATTACCATCGATGGCGACAACAAACAGTTCATGGACGCGCTCGCTCAGACCACCGGCGTCAAGCCCGACCCTGTGACGGGTACGCTGACATTGAATACCGACCAGTACCAGTTCGCTTTAGCGTATGCCGAATCGTTGCAGATTGACCCGAAAACAGGGCAGCTGAAAGGCGATAACAACGATTATTGGAAACATGTATGCGAGGCCAACGGTTGGAAGATTGACCCGAAAACTGGTTATATCACTGGCAATGATGACCAGCTTGTTGGAGTCGTCGCCGATGCGAACAATCAATTGTCCACCATCAAGGACAAGCATGTGACCATCACGGTTGACCAGATGTGGAACGATTACCATAACATGATTTCCGGCAGCAAGGGTAAGAAGGGTCCGGGCAGTGCTACCGGTGGTCGCATTACCGGTCCGGGTACTGGCACGTCGGATTCCATTCCGATGTGGCTGTCCAATGGCGAGCATGTCATTCGTGCCGCTGCGGTGGATAAGCTTGATCGTACTGTCGGACCGAATTTCCTGAACGTGTTGAACGCTACCGGTGATTTGGATAAGGCCGTGTCTCAGGCTCGCACGTCGTATGCGCGTAGTGCGGTCGATATGAGTCGTAATGCTTATGCGTCTGGCGGTCGTGTGGAGAAGTTGATGTCCAACGCAATCGAAGTCAACGTTCAGATGCCTGCGAATACGGGTACGACGGTCAATCAGACGTTCAACACGAAGGTTGTCAGGAGTAATGATGACCTGTACACCGCCGCGCCAATCTTGCATCGTAATGCGTTGGCCGAGGCTAGGAGGTATCAGCGTTGAGTGATCTGCCTGAACTGGTCGAACTGTCGAACGGGACGGAAACGTTGACGTTCGATGGTGGCGATGGCGTGAGTCCTGATGATGATGTTCTCCTGATAGGGGAGGATGGCGTCGAGGGTTGGTTCGAGACGCCGGATGATAAGACGGTGATGAGCGAGCGGGGCCAGGGCGATGGCGCGCACGACGTGTGGGCTTCGGATATCCTGTATTCCGCTCGCGTGTTGACGTTGCATTTCATTGTGTCGGCGCATGACCGTCAGGGTGTTGTCCGGCTTCTTAACCGTATTCGCCGCGTGTGTGCGCATAGCAAGGTGCGGTTCCGGTTGAGGGATGCGGGCTACGACTGTTACACGACGGGACGCGCCATTGTGAAAGCGTCCGCGAAGTATGCGCGTGACGGATGGTTGGATGACTGCACGATCACCGTGACCTGCGAACGGCCCGAGATATTGAGCATGGACGAGTACACATGCCAATTGTCGGCCATGCATGTTTCCGGCGGGAACGTCGGATTGCGGTATGGTCCGGGCTATTGGACCGAATGGCAGGGCGCGCGTAACGCTTCACCGAGCCTGATGTATACCGAGTCGAATATTGGTTTGCGTGGGTTGGCTTACCCGTTGAACTACGGGTTGAAATTGGATGGCGTCGGGTCGAACGTCGGATTGTTGTACAACAACGGCACTTCCCGCGCCTATCCGGTGTTCGTCGTGCATGGGCCTATGGATGGCGTGCGTTTGGATTTTCCGGGCACCCAGCAGTCGATTGTGTGCGATCAGACGGTCAGGGATGTGCCGCTGGTGTTGGATTGCCGCAGCCGTACCGCCCAGTTGGGTGGTCAGGATGTGAGCCGTCAGTTGGAGCAGCGTGGTTTTCCCACGATTCCGGCTGGCGGTTCGCTTCGTGTGACTTTATCGAATCTAGGCACCGGTTTCGTTGATTGCAGTGTGCGTGACACTTACATGTAAGGAGTTTTGAATGAGTACCGTCGCTTTGGGCGTGTCTCCCGATACCAATGGCGCTGGTGTGACACCTCTTGTGCATCGTCGCATCATCGGTGCCCAGTGGGCTAATACGGGATTGGTTGACGGGTTGAACGTCACCGGCCGCAGTGACTTGCGGTATAACGTTTCCGCTGGCGTGGCCGTCTGTAGCCGTGGCGATTCGGATGGTAAGACGCTCGCCTATTACGAGGGCGGTAAGACGAACGCCGTCGCGGCTGGCGACCCGTCGAATCCGCGTATCGACATCGTGTGGATTCAGGCCCATAATCTGATGGAGTACAAGGATTCGGACAATTATGTGACCGTTGGCGTCACGCAGGGTTCCCCGTCAGCGAGTCTTGCGGAGCCTACCATTCCGGCTGGCGCTACCATGCTGAGGAAGATGAAGATGCCCGCTGGCGCTTCGTCCACGGCCAGCGCGGTGCAGATGTGGAGCGCTGATTACGCGATACCGTATGGTGCTTCGTTGGGGAAGATTGGCGAGAATTGGGATAGGCGTGACATGACCGGCGATTCGACGGTCAAGAAATACTATTTTGAGCAGCAGATAGATTTCGATTTGCCTTCCGACCGTATGTTGGAATTGTCGTTCAAATGCAATCTGAGTTCCGCTGGCGCTACCTCGTGGGCGGATACGTCGCATCGTACCGAGTGGGCCATCGGCTTCCAGATCGATAACAAGGATTTGGACCATTCGTGCGCGAACTTCGTTTCGTATGGCGCGTGGGAGACGCATGAGACGTCGTATGTGACGGCTGTGAGCAAGGGTCATCATACGGCACGCTTGCGTACTTGGTTGCAGAATGGCAACGCCCCCGTGTTCCATTACAATGCGTCGCAGGACAACAAGGACGCCTTGTGGTGCGGACGCCGGTTCATCATCTGGGATAGGGGACAGGTGGTCTGATGACTTGGGTGGCGTACCTGTATGACACGGTTTCCGGCCAGTTGGCCCAGGAGATCGACATACCGTCGTTCACTTGGTCGATGACCGTTTCGGATTCGAGTTTTTCCACGACGAAGGACAAGGGAGTCGGCGATGACGAGGTGTCCGGCTTGGAACTGCCTTGGACGCAGATACCGGGCGATGACCCTGCCGCCCGTGCCGCAGCCTTGCAGCCGTACAAGCGTGGCCTTGTGTTGTGTTGGAAGAGCGTGTTGGATGACACCGCGTCGATGGGCACGCCGATATTGGCGGGCGCGTTGGGCGTACGCACGTCCAGCTGGCATGATGTGAGCGTGCCTTACGTGAGCATGATGGGCTTGCTGAACGACCGGTATCTGGTGCATGAGGATGCTTTCGGCAAGGATGCGGGCCACACGTCCAAACGGTCGTTCCGTTGGGAGAACCTGTCGTGGCGTGCGTTGGCGTGTGAGGTAATCCGCCAATGCACGAGCGTCAAGCCGGGCGGTGGACTGCCCATCGATTTGCCTTACCTGAACGAGACGGGCACGCATTCGCTGCCTTCCGATGGGTCGAGCGAGGATAAGAACGCTCCGAAGCAGAAGAGCAAGAAGCGTGTGAACACGGCTGACGGGTATGTGGAGACTTCCGTTGACGGTGACACGACCACGATCACGGAACAGCATGTGACGAAGAAGACGAAGCAGGTCACGGAGACTAAACCGTACACGTACAATACGCGCAAGGGCAAGGTCACGAAACAGCATACGACCGTGAAGACGTTGACCACGGCGCAGACCACGGTCGTGAAGAAGACGGTCACGAAGAACTACAAGGATTATTCCGAACGTACCGTGACCACGACCACCACCGTGTACTCGTTCGACGGGAACGGCAACCAGACCGGCAGCACGACTTCGACCGATGGGCCGCATAAGACGATGCTTCCACGGCAGACCGTCGTGGAATACAAGGATTTCAACGTGTCGAACCATCGCGCGGCTGACATTCTGAAGAATATAACGAACGCGGATGGCGGGCCTGACATGCAGTTCCGGCCCTACTTGTCGGATTCGCAGCATGTCCGGTTCAGGTTCCTCGCCGGTTCGGACGGCGACATCTATCTGAATCAGGACAAGCGATTGAGTCTGTCGTGCTCACCGTATGGTGGCACGTTGGAGAACATCAAGATCGACCGTGCCGCACCGTACATGCGCGTGTATGCGACCGGTGCCGGTTCGGATGCCGGAACGATGTGCTTCCAGAGCGAGGATTTGACTCTGGTGAAACGTCAGGACCCGTATCCGCTGCGGGAGACCACCACGAGCGACACGGACGCGAAAACGTATGAACTGTTGGCCACTGCGGCTGACGGCATGTTGAACGCGAACCGTCAGCCGTTGATGCAGTTGAGCGGCGAGATAGACGTGAACGACTGCGATGCGATGGGATTGCCTTTGCATCCGTTGGGTTCGTTCTGGCCTGGGGAGATGTTCGACATCGCCATAGACGGCTTCCCTGATCTGCCGGACGGCGTGTATCCGATGCGGTTGATGCAGATGAGCGGCGACCAGACCGGCAAGATGACAGTGAAGTTCGACCCTGTGGCAGACCCGACCGCATGATATCAGACCCCACGTTTTCGTGGGGTTTTCTTGTACCCACCCCACGTTTTCGTGGGGTTTTCTGTTTTTGGAGTGTGCGTTTTGGCAGACCATGTTGAAATCAGACCCGATGACGCTTCTCTTCCGTTGACTTTGGCGGATATCGCCCTGCGTAACAGCAATATGCGGTTGACGTACCTGTCCGGCACCATCGCCGTCGATAACGGCGACGGCACGGAGACGTGGATTGGCGGCGGTGATACGGGTGCGGCGATGCCGGGCAGTAATGGCATCATCCCGTGGGTTGGCGATACGACGTCTCCGGGCAGGCCGACCGGTGTGACCGCAGTGTGTAGGACGGAATGCGTGTTCGTCCAATGGGACGGCACTCTTGAGGGTGGTGTTCCCGCCGATTTCGACCATGTGGAATTGTATGCGAAGCCTGATAGCACTGGTGAATCGTTGGATTTGGGCCAGTTGCGTGGGAAGGGCGAGCTTGCCACCGGCGTGCTGCCGGTCGGTGATGTGGTCGAGGTTTGGGCCGTCGCCTATGACAATGCGCATGACGTGAATGGCGTGTCCAAGCCGAACGCCTCCGACGAGTCGGAGCACGCGACCGTCATCATCGCACCTATCGTGTCGCAGCAGGATTTGAATGATACGGCGTCGGAGATTCTGGATGCCGCGAAGTCCGATGCTGCCGCTCAGGTGAAGAAGGTCAGCGACGGGTTGGATTCCGCCCGCAAGGATATTGACGCGAACACTGACGCTGCGAACGCTTTGAAGAGCCAGCAGACCCAACTGCGTTCCGATTTGGATGCCGCGGCGAAGAAGATCGACGCGAACGCTCAGGGCGTCGATGCAGTCAGAAAACAGCAGGATACGGCTGACACGGCGTTGAAGTCTCTTGGCAAGACCGTCGAGGATAACAAGTCGGCTCAGGATGCTATCAACGCTCAACAGTCTGAGACGAACAAGACGATTGCCGCGAACAAGGCGGCTTTGGCTGATGCGTCGAAACAGTTGGAACAGGCGAAGGCTGATATCAAGACGGGTCAGGCTGACTTGGCGGACGCTCGGGAGACTCTGGCCGACAATACGGCGAAGCTCGTTCAGGCTCAGAAGGATATCGCCGCGAACAAGACGGCTCAGACTGACTTGTCGAAGCAGTTGGCTGCGGCGAAATCCGACATCAAAGCCAATCAGGACAGTCTGACCGCCGCGAATCAGACGATTGCCGCGAATCAGACGGCTTTGTCTCAAGCGCAGAAGGACATCGCCCAAACCAAGTCCGATCTGACCACGGCGAATGGCGAGATCAGCAAGGCGAAGGAGTCGGCTGCGCAGGCGTATGCCGAAGCCCATAGCAAGAATCATACGTTTCGTGGGCCGGACGAGCCGAAGGACAATCTGATTGTCGGTGACTTGTGGCTCAAGACCCAAAAATATTGGACTCGCTGGAAGGGTGAGAAGAACAATTCTCCGAGCCTCTTGGCTGACTTCTACACCTACTGGCAGGGCGAAGCCAATAATTCTCCTTCCGTGCTCGTGCCGCTGTCGGATCGTGTGATTGACACGCTTGTCTGGGATGGTGCCGCTTGGAACCACATGGGCTATGCCGACGTGGAGCGCAATGCCGACGAAATCGCTCAGGCGAAGTCGGATATCGCGGATAATGCGGCTAAGACCACCGACGCGAAGAAGGCTGCTGAGAATGCCGCTGCCGCAGCGAAGAACGCTCAAGGCACAGCTGACACGGCCAATGGTGCGGCGAAGACAGCGCAGGACACCGCCAATGCGGCCAACGCTGCCGCGAAGAGTGCGACCACCACCGCAGGTCAGGCCAAGGATGCCGCCAATGCCGCCCAGACCGCCGCCGAAAGCGCGAAGAAGACCGCAGGCAACGCGGAGACGCTGGCTAACACCGCCAATGAGTCCGCAAAGTCCGCCAAGTCCGACGCGGCTTCCGCCAAGACGGACGCTTCCACCGCGAAGACGGACGCGGCCAATGCCAAGACCACTGCCGCGAATGCGTCCAGTGTGGCGACCCAAGCCAAGGCCACGGCTGACAGTGCGGCCCAGTCCGCCACCGATGCGGCCAATGCCGCGCAGAAGGCCAATACGGCTGCTGCCGCCGCCGCTGGCGTGGCTAACGGCAAGGCCGACGTGCTCATCCAGAGCACGGCACCGGCCACGTCGATGCGCAAGGCTTCGACCTTGTGGATTGACACGACTGGAGGCGCGAACACGCCGAAGCGTTGGAATGGCAGTGCTTGGGTGGCTGTGACCGACAAGGCCGCTACTGACGCCGCGAATGCGGCTGTCAAGGCGAATGATGCGGCCAAGACCGCTCAATCCACCGCTGACAAGGCGCAGACGGCTGCGGCCAATGCGGCTTCTCAGGCTAATCAGGCTCAGGCGGCGGCGCAGAAGGCACAGACCACTGCGGACGGCAAGAATCTGATCTACCGTGGCCCCGCCGAGCCGAATCATGATGGCTTGAAGCCGGGGGACATGTGGTGGAGGACGCAGAAATATTGGACCCGCTGGAAGGGTGAGAAGAACAATTCTCCGTCCATGCTGGCCGATTTTTATACGTACTGGACGGGCGCGCCGAACAACAGTCCGAGCGTCTTGGTGCCATTGTCCGATCGTGTGGTGGAAGTCCTGACGTGGGACGGTACGAGATTCGAGCCATTCGACCTCGTGGCGAACAACATCCTCGCTGCTGGCACGGTGGCCGCGAAGCATCTCGCCGTGGATTCCGTGACCGCCGAGAAGGTCAAGGCCAATGCCATCACGGTGGACAAGCTCGCCGCAAACAGCGTGACC